CCTTTATAGTCAGGTTGGTTGCCTGTTTCCTTCTTGTCGTTCTTGAAAAGTACGCCACTGTTATCACGCTGTTCCATATTTACACCTTAATTTCATTGAGTTTTTTAACCTTGTCATCCACTTCTGAGAGAAACTGGATAACCTCTTTTTCGAGTTCTGCAATATACATATTATTGCGCTCGATTCTTTTGATGAACAGTTGTAGGTGTTCAGGCATTCGTGGGTCGAAACTCACAAAGTCGCACCAACTTCTGTTCGCACACGCCATCTGCCATTGCATTTGGTCGTAATACTTCTTTGCTGGCTCATCACCAAGTAGTGTGTCGATATGGGTTGCTGTATTGGGACACTTGATCTCTAAGCATCCATCATCACCCACCAAGCCATCAGGAGAGGCAGCAGACAGGGTAATGCGTGGATGGTCAATAGCACCTACCTGATCTACCATATTGCCTGTTTTAGCCTCGTATGCGGCACGGGCAAAGGGTTCATTTTCTGTACCCCACTCCATAGCTGCATTGGTGTAGGACTCTGCTACTTGGTTTGTCATGCGCTCGACTACCAGTTGAGCCATGTAGTTAGCCCTGCTGGTGCTGTAGCCTGACTTAGTTTTGGCAACAATGTCAGAGATACGAGATGCAGTAGCTTTGCCGCAACGCTGTTTAAACCATTCGGGTGTGCCTTGTTCTACATCGCTCATAAGTCCCTCGCTTCTATCATTTCGTCTGCAATCTGATATGCAAGAGGCGCAATAAATTTATCGTCACACTTAACACATCCACCATCGTTAACGCTGGCGGCAACAAGACCTTGCATAGCTTTTGCCGCAAAGTAGTCACGCAATGTCATGCCAGAACCTTGTTCGTCAACAAGTAGGTCATATATACCATCTTCTTCTTGAAGCGAATATATTGGGTGTTGCGGGAAAGCTGAACCGCCTTCATCTTTAATCATTTCAATGCTCCTTTACGCTTTTCTTTTGCATCAATCACTTTTTTCTGCCAACTTTTATCACCAGCGCAAGCAGCGTAAGCAGTGCCGTATACATCTTTGAGTTCCTCTAAAGTTGATGCGGCATCAATTGCCGCTAAATGGTCGATCATCATTCCTACATTTACATCTGACTCTGACTCACCTTCAGGCAAATCTTCTCCAGCATAGATGTACAGACCCAAACCATGCAACGACAAAGCCTTGGTCATGCAACGCATGATGGCTGTATTGATTGCAAATGCGTCAGGGTTAGGTATAGCTTTATTGCGATAGTCCATTACTGGAAGTTGGCAGGTCATTGGTTTGCCAAACATGGTGACTGTGACGAACACCATTGCTGTGCCGTTGATGTCCATGAAGCACTTCTCGCCAAACATCTCTACCTTGTAGATGGCTGTTGGGTCTGCCTTTAGTGCTTCAGCCCATGCCCAAGCCCATGAGAGATAGGTTAGATTGGCTTTCTTCTCGGTATGCTCATTGACGTTCTTGTTGAGCAACATTAACACCTGTTCTTGATTCATATTTAATCCTGTTTAAATTTTTGAAATGTTTTAAAAATGTCTGTGTTCATTGAGTTCGTGTAGACAAACTCAGATTTCCAATCAATTAGTCTTTTTGTTGGGTACACCTTTCTGTAAGTTAAAGATTGTTTGGGCAATAGCGAATTGGGTATCAAAGTCAAAGTAGCGTAATCTGAACCAATTTCCTGATTTGTCGCAGCAGTCAATTTCATCGCCTTTAGGTTTCGTACAAAACGGGCAAAAAAGTTCATCTTGGTTCTCCTCAAGGATTGCGGCAATAGTGTGTTTAAGTCTCATCTTTATCTCCTTTGTAATTCTTTTTCAGCCAAAGGGTACGCAAGTTGCGTAGTTCTTCATCAGCATCAATAGATGGCGTCTTGATGCTTTCGTACAGGGCAAGTTCAGCCCTACGTTGCATCTTGTTTTCTATGCGTTCTTTGATGAAGTATTGGGCATACTCCCAGTCCCCTGATTTGATGGCAAGAGGGATAGCCACAGAGCCTTGGATAGCATCCATGATGTCATCATCGTTGAGTTCTTGGTAGGCTTCCCAAAGAGCCTTGTTAGATGCTGTCACGGCTAAACTCCTCAATCTGTTTTTCAATTTTCTTAGAGCCTTTGCTGCAAAGTTCATCTGTAATGTCAATCCGTTGGTTGCCTACCTGTAAGTAAGCCACCCAATTGAATTTGTTGTAGACCCCATCGTTGGGAGAGTATTCAGGGTCATATTCCCATTCGACCCAAGTCTTGATCTCTATGTCAAGATCGTAAAGTTCTATATCGAATTCCATGTTGAAGCCTTTCAAAGTGTTGGTAAAGAACTCGTAGTGTTACACAGATTGTAGTGTTGTACACTAGGATAAACCCTAATTGTGGTTTTTGTTAAACACTACACAATCCACGCTCTATGCCAAGACCTAAAACTGAAATGACCAAAAGCGGCAAGACCATTGCTGTAAGAGCCACCATGAGTGAGTGGAACGAATTTAGACGACTTGGAGGGACTAAATGGTTAAGACAACTTTTAGCAAAGTCAATTGAAAAACAAAAGAAAACAGTATAATGATTTGAAACGTGGCTAGGGAATGCAACCCGAAAAGGCGATTCGTTACCGCCCTGCCAATGTTTCATCAGTAACGACAACCGACAACGTGAGGTTCATATGAAACTTATACCCAAAAATTGGGCTGTATTCCAGCACTATAAAGATCGCAATCCACCTTGGATAAAACTCCATCGTGAGACTTTAAACGACAGAACTTTTATGACCTTGCCTATCGCTAGCAAGGCGCTAGCACCATTGATGTGGCTGCTAGCATCAGAGTCCAAAAATGGTGTTTTTGATGGGTCAGTCGATGACCTCATGTTCAGACTGCATATAACCAAGAAGGAATATGATGATGGTGTTAAGCCATTGATTGATAAGGGATTCTTTGAGATTGCTAGCGGAGTGCTAGCAGACTGTCAGCAAGATGCTAGACCAGAGACAGAGACAGAGACAGAGACAAAGAGAGAGACAGAAGCAAAAAAGACCACAAGAGGCTCACGCCTCTCTGCTGATTTTGTTTTGCCAACAGAATGGGCAGACTGGGCTAAACAGGAAAGACCCGATCTAGATTTGCGGAGCGTAGGAGAGCAGTTTAGAGACTACTGGAGTGCAAAAGCGGGTTCAGGCTCCACAAAGCTGGATTGGCAAGCAACATGGCGCAACTGGGTGAGAAATCAAAAGCAGGTGTTTAAACAGGCTGACATTGCTAGAACAACAGTACCATCAAGCTCATTGCGTGATCCTGCCCTTGCTAAACTTGATGAAGACATGAAGAATGCCAAGCCAAACCCTGAAATACTTGCCAAAATCAAAGAAGCATTAAGGGGTAAAGTAGCATGACAAAAGAAGAAGCTAATCAATTGCTGGACAACCTAAAAGATGGCAAACCGCACCCGCAAATTCTTATCAACAGAGCCCTTTTTGTATCAGGCGACCTTAGCGCATTTGATTTGGATGGCGAAACAACCTGCTGCCAAGGAATATGCTTGGCACAGAGCGAAAGAATTGGATGCTGATTTAGAGTGTCTATGGGTAGGAATCAAAGACGATTTAGTCAAAAACATGAAGGAATTCAATGCTCTACCTCGGAATTGATACTGGCGTTGCAAATGGCGCACTTGGGGCAATTGACCACAATGGCGAATACGTTGATTCATTTATGATTGACCACAAAGACAAGCACATACTTGCCCTTGTTTTTAAAAGTCGAATCCTATCCATTGTTGACCCTAGAGATGGCGCTGAAATCTGCATGGAACAAGTCCATTCAATGCCAAACCAAGGGGTAAGCAGCACCTTTGCGTTTGGAAGGGCTGTTGGGGTCATAAGTGCCGTTTGCGAGTTAACTAACTACCCTTTTCACCTTGTAACCCCTCAGCGCTGGAAAAAACACTTTGGGCTAACTGCTGACAAAAACGAAGCATTGGACAAAGCGAGGGAGTTATTCCCAAAAGCGAAAAACACATTAAAGTTGAAAAAGGACATTCACAAAGCAGAGGCATTGCTGATTGCAGAATATTGGAGGCAAGCCAATGTCTGAAGTTGAAGACAAAAAAGGTGTAGTTATCAAGTTTGACCCAGTTGAATATGAGGCACTTAGGGCAATTGGCGATGGAAACATAAGCGAAGGGTTTCGGGTTTGCCTTAGATGGGCGGTGCATTTTCATAGCATAGGTCTAAGGTCTGATGATAATTTGAATTACATTGGGCTTTGCACAGTGGCAGATTGACCCATGCAACGGCTTTAAAAGTGCCTAGAAGGGCTTTAAATTGATTAACCCTCAATACCCTACATTGTAGGGCTTGCAGGGTCTTAAAAGTAGGCAAGAAAAAACCACCCGAAGGTGGTTGTAAGTGAGTGCTTGCTAACTTAGTGTTCTGTTTATGGTTCGCAGTCTCTAAGCCAAATGTTAAATTCTGCAATTTGTTCTTCTTCAGTGGCAAACCATAAAACCTCAATAACTTCATCAAAGTCATCACGAGAGTCGATAACCTCAATGCAATATGGAAAGTCAGGGTTATATTTTGGGTCATAAACTTTATGGATTTTCATTTAAAGCCTTTCGGAATAGGATTTTTAACAATAATGCAATTGTGGCGTAGATCATGCCATTTCTAAGATTAACAAAGCATTAGCTTTGCACTGCTCAACTTGGTCAAAATCAAGCCCTTGGGCTATGCTTTCGGCAAGGTCTGATGCTCTGGCAGCCTTTTCATCATTAGGCGCTGTAAGTGCCAATATAAGGGCTTGGGTTAGGGCTTGGGATTGTGTCATGCGATCACCTTTTGAAATTGCTTAATTTGCCATGCACAGGCATAGTGCCAAGTACCAAGGGCATCTATAACTGAAATTAACTCATCACGAGAAAATTCACTTAGGTCTAATTTATTGATATGAGAAGATACGATTTTGGCAACTCTATCCTTAGAGATATTACAAAATGTGTTGTCGTAAGCCTCTACAAAGGCTTTTTGTTCGTCTGAAGTCATGCTACAAACTCCTCAGTAAATTGTGCAAAAGTCATGCTCTTTGCATAAAAATTGTCACCAACACGTTTAAACGCTGAATAAACTGGATAACCCTCTGCATTGTCGTGGTCAGCTTCACCAACTAAAAAAGCAGCTTTTTTCTGTGCTCTTGGCGGTACTACTTCCAACATTTCCCAATACATTGATTCGGTTGTTGGTATCCATTCAGCAGGGTTTGCTTCCATTGCATCCCAAAGGGCTTCCCATTCTAGTTTTTCGTTCATGCCATCGCCCCTTTCCAAATCTCGCCCAATTCATCCCAAGACTTCCAAGATTCAAGGATATGAGCCCTGTAATAAGGCTTGGTAGTGCGAATGTTGACATAAGTCATTTCATCCCGATAACGTGCAACAAGTGCTATTTGCTCTGCCTGTTCAATGGTTTGGCATTCAATAATTAACTTATTGGTTTTATTTTCTGACATTCCCCAACCTGACAAATATTTGTCGGTCATAGTCACATAAAAAACTGGTTTTTTCATTTTTAAGCCTTTCAAAATCCTAGGAAAATGCCTAGGTGATAGAACACTGTAAACAATGTTCTATACCCTAGTTTTTAGCCCCAAATCCTTATAATTAGCATTAGACACGCAAACCCTGTAAGGCTTGCCCCTACTATGATTTTGTCGATTTTTTCCATTATGCTGCTACCTTGTCAGTTAAGAATTTAGAGTTTGCTGGATGGTCAATAGACCATCTATCGGGTTTTGTGCCAAGTGTTTGGGCATATGCAAATGCATCTAAATATTCATCAAAATGAGAGTATTTTTTGTTTGCAAATACATAATACCCATGACCTTTGTTTTTGTTTGCAGTGTCAGAGGATGGATAAGCATAAAAAATTTCATGTTTAAAAATAGCGTGATTCATCATAAGTTTATTGAATAGGTGTTGTTTGCGAAATGTGGAATACAGTGCTTGACCTACACAATTTTGTAGGGTTACCAGTGACTTTATCTTTTGCGTCAATATAGGTAACTACTTTGACCCCATGTT